CTAGCGCAATACCGGATCGAACTTGATGCGCCTTCCGACGAACAGCGAAGCGACGAACAGCAGGCCGAAAATGCCGATGCCTGCTTTGGCGGCCATTTCCCAGAATGGCATGCTTGTGGCATCAGCAAATGTGACTGCGCTGCAGATCAACGTAAGACTCAGAAAGCACAAGGCAGATTTGGACATCTCGATCTCTCCTGCGGGCCCTGGAGGGCGAGCTGATTTTAGAAGACCCACCTCTGTTGGGGCGCTGACATGATCACCGAGGTCTCGCTGGTGAAGATGGGTGTTCTGGTTTCGCCACTGGTGGCGAAAGCTCGGAAATCGCGTGGCTGCGCCGTGGATGGCTGATGATCCATGCCTGGCTTTGAATGATGCAGTTGGGTCGCCATGGCGGCTGTGGCCAACAACATCGTGCTGAGTAGATAGATCGAATGCGGCACGAGCGTCTCCTTCGCGTGTGTGTTCTTCCTATGCTTAAGCACGCGCTATGCCAGAAATTATTTATGAATTTTCTCCTTTTTAATCAATGACTTAGCCTGGGTGCTCAAGATGGCGTCCGTGCGCTTTGCAAGGGTGACAGTTCTGGGGTCGGGTATTTTGCAATGACATTCCATTCATCCATTGCTGGTGCGCCATAAGCGGGTTTGGACTCACGATCACGCATGACAAAAGCATGAATGATCGCTACCATGCTGGCCCGCATTTCCCTACGTCCCAGTAGCTCAATTGGATAGAGCATCCCCCTCCTAAGGGGAAGGTTGTGAGTTCGAACCTCGCCTGGGACGCCAACAAATACGGGGCCTGCAGCGCTTTTGCCCATTCTTCAAAAGGCCTTCATGGGTGCAGAGCGGGTGCAGTGTCTACTCTTACGGAAGGCCCAACTGCCGGGCGACCTCTGCCGGCTCCATGCCATCCCGCAATCGACGCTTGGCAGCGATGACCATTTCCCGCGTGGCCTTTTCTTCCAGGGCGGCGGCCATTGCAGCGGCACGGCGAGCGATCCCGATTGCTAGCTCACGGGGAAAGGCCGGCTCCTTGCGTTCGGGCAGGTAGTCGCGGTGGATGATGCTCATGGTTATGGCCTCGGGCTGGGGATGATGCGGGATTCTCCCGAATGTAAGGGGCGGCTACGTGTAAATACCTCAGATTCGAGGGATTTGATTGGCCGCGCACCCTGGATGTCTCGACCAGTTTGATGTCCGATTTTCGGACATCAACACCCGGATCCAGATGGCGAGCCAGCGCCGCCCTGATAGCGTCCACGCTGCGTTTCTAATCTAGCCAGCGGGCGAAGGCGACGGCCAGTTTCGGGTGAAGCCAGGTGCCTTGCTCGCGCCCTCCGCGGCGAGTGACGATCAGCTTTTCGTTACCAGATTTTCTGGTATCGCCGAAGTGCGGGCGGGTTTAGCGGTGCGCACGCCCGAACTTGCGGGCGGCGTTCGCTAGCTCCTTCAATGCATCAGGGGCACCGCTGTGGGTCGCATCTGCCGACTGCCCCCTCCATTCGATATCCAATGATGGTTTATCAGAGGCCAAGCTGGCGAACAATCACGGCAGGATCGGTGCCACGCTGAAGGGCTCGACGGGCATCACGCTGCATTGTGTCAATGCATTCGTTCTCGAATTTCTCTGCCATCCGACACGCCTTCTTTACGATCAGAACAGCGAGCTCTCTCGGAAACGGGACGGTTTCTTGCGCTGGCCGTCCGTAGGTGATCGACATTGATTCTCTCCGTTGGCGATGGGGGTTATCGGGCTTGCTCTGTTCGCGCTCAGCCGTACAGGGGGGTGGCCTTGGGTCCTTCCGGAGGGGTGGGGTGGTGCGGGTCAATTCGCGCGCGACCATTCGCTACTTACGAGCCTTTCTGAGGGGTTAGTTGTTGTTTAGTAGTGCGAGTCCACCCCCACCGCGTTTCCGCCCCGTTTGGGGCCTTGAGCCAGGCAGGACGTGCTTTGAAACAACAACCGGAACCGGAAGCGGTCCAGCTGAAAAAAGTTCGTATGAAGCGAATGGTCGCGCGTGAATTGACCCGCGACAGGGGGGGGGGGGCGGAAGGACCCAATGGGGGTGGGCTACCTGGCCGTCCGTAGGGCATGAGCCAAGGCTTTCTTCATCTCACGGTTCAGGTTCACGGCGATCGCCTTGTCAGCGATGCGGTAGAAGTCCAGTCGGCGCTTATAGGTAGGGCGCCTACCGAAGGCGAGGATCACGCTCATCTTGTCGGCCCCCTTGCCAGTGCGCTCAGCAATTCCGATGGGCTGATTCCCTCGACGAATGACAAAGACACTTCGACGGTTCTTTGGCTTGCCGTCTTCCTGCTGTGGCTTGAGTCCGATCCGTTCGAGGATGCTCTTCATCCTAGGGCCGCTGACGTTGCCGAACGAGTCGAGCTTCATCCCCTTGCCTGGCAGCACGTACTTGCCCGAAGGCAGTAAGCCTCGCTGACGCAGGGCGCGTTCGCTGGGCTTTGGAGATCGTGTCCCACCATGAACCTCGGGGGTCAGCCACTTGGTTGGCGGATCGCCCCGGGTCGCGTCCCCCTTCACACCTATCCGAGCCTGCAGCTTGTCCTTGCGCGCAGCTTCGAGGTAGAGGCTATTCAGCGTCCAGCGGGTAGGACGGTCGAATACCGAGCGCATCTCGCTCTCAATGTCCTGCTTAGCTGCCTTGGCCGTGAAGGTGAGCGCCCGGGCTGTGGCATACGGGATCTGCTTCTCGATCCTGGCCAGCTCCTTCTTAGCCTCTTTGAATCCCTTGGCGACGATGCGGATCATCGGCATTTCCTCTTTTGCCAGATGCTTGCCGTCGTTATCTCCGGGCGGCACGCGAGATTTTCAGGGGTAGGCTCAGGCGCTGCCGGTGCTGGTGCCGGTACGGATATGGCTGCGGTAGATGCTTTGGATGGCTGGGCGATCTTGCGCGCTGGCGGCAGCGTTGCTGGCTTGCCTGAAAGCACGGTCTGCAGAGACCCGAGGCCATGAGCTAGGCCAGCTCTAACCGCATCAGCGCCCATTCGGAGCCCGCCTTGATCGCCAATCTTTGCGATCTGCTCAGGCTTTACGCCGAGGTTCCGAGCGACCCGTTGAGCAAAAAACTCCCCGATTGCATCGATCGTCTCGGCTACCTTCGCGCGGCCTTGCTCGGTAGATAGATCCGGTCGCTTGTTCGGAGCATTGCGGCTGACGATCTGAAGGGTGCCGGTGCGGCCGGCGTACTCTGCCACCGCGCCGATACCGCCGACCAGGGCGGTTTCGTCGATCACGATCCGATGCGCTGCACTGGCGATCCAGTAAGCCGCGCTTGCTGCAGTGCCACCGACATAGGCCGTGATTCGCTTTCTTGGGCGCGCCCGGTAGATCAGTTCAGCTAGCTCATTGATGCCTGCAACTTGGCCGCCGGGGCTGTCCACGTTGAGCACGATCAACCGCACAGCGGTGCTATCCAAAGCAGCTTTGAAGTCGAGAGCTAGCTGTTCCGTGCTGACGTACTTGCGGTTCGCATAACGCAGGATCGGGCCAATGATGTGAATGATCGCGGTACCGTTCGCCGTCATCGTAACGAGCGTGCCCGGTAGGCGATGGCTGTGAGTCAGCCGGAAGGCCTGGACTGTCTGCAGGGGTTGAGCCATCTCATCATTAAGCCCTGGGACGAGGAGCCATCGACTGTCTGTTGCGGACGTGAGGATATCTATCATGAGCGGGTCATCGGTGGGTGCGGCCAAACTTTCTTGCCGTCTGGTTCAACAAGCGGTCGAATTGATCCGCTTCTGCGAGCATCGTATATGTTTCGCCTCCGGGCAGCGTGAGGTTTACCGTGCCTCGGCTTGGTGTCGATGACTGCATGCTGGACACAGCGCCGACCAGGCCACCATCGGCAAAGCGCGGGATGGGGATGCCCTGGTTGATCAGATCGAGCGCGTGCTTGCCCAGCTTGCGCACCGCAGCCGCCCGAATGACGTATTCGCCATTCGAGAGCAGCGCGGGGATGCTGTCGCTCGTGCCGGTGCCGGGCCCGCTGATGTATCCGCCAGTGGCGTATTGCGGGACATCCGGAACATCACTGTTAATGGCGCCGGTCTGCCCCGTGATATTGACTGGGATGGTGAGCCGCCTCGTTAGGTCAGCCGCAAGCTGGTCGATCATCCCTCTGATAGTCGCGTCGTCTTCGGACGAGTACTCGAAGCCGACGACCACCTTAGGCAGGCTGTCGATCTTCGTTTTCAGCGAGTCGATGCTGCTGCCAATCTGGTCGATGTTCTCTTGTGCCTGTTGCTGCTGCAGGTCGTTACCAGCTAACGCCAGCGCTTGCAGCTCTTCCTTCAGGCCTTTGAATCCGTAGCTATTCACGCCGGCCGATTCGAGCTGCTCCAGGATGGATAGCGCTTCTCTCGCCTGACGCACTGCCTGCTCGCCGTTCTTATCGACCAGGAGTGATTGGCGCGCCCCGGCTTTCAGTCCCATCGCGCCGTTGAAACTTGGCTCCCCGCTTGCTCCGGTACTCGTCTTGTTGATCGAGGTAGCGAACTCTTCCTCAATTCGGAGGCGCTCGGCTTTGAGGCTTGCCATTCTGTCGTTGGCAGCCTTCTGCGCCTTTTCTTCGTCGCTTAAGTTCTTCTTCAGGGACTCAAGCTGACTGGCTTTCAGCTGGCCAATCCGGTCGCCGTGGGCCTTTTCTTCAGCCGATATCTCTTCGTTTACGTCGGCCCGTCCCTTCAGTTGGTCACGGAGCGATTGAATCTGCCGCTTGGTTTGCTGCTCCTCGGCCTTAATGGATTCCTCTGTGACTCCCCTCAGCGACATAGCCAAGCGTTCGAACCAGTTTCCGCTCTTCAGCTTGTCTCGCTGGCCGTTGAGCTCGCGAAGCTTGGAGAGCAGAACCGATATCTCGGTGTTGATTCCGCCGACTGTCTGCTTCTCGTCACGGAAGGTATCGAGGAACTCACCGCTCGAAACCCTGTTCATGGCTTCGGCAAGATCATTCATTGCCTTCGTGGCCGCCGAAGATGCGCCGGTCATCTTGTCGAAGGCGCCAACCATATCGATAGCAGCGTTCTCAAGACGCTGTCCGGCCGTGCCGAACGTTTCGCCCATCGCCTCGAACTCGGCCGTCAGTTTAGGCAGCTGAGTGAGCAGCGCATTCGTCACAACTTCGGCCGTAAGCTGGCCCGCGGCGGCCATCTCGCGCAGCTTTCCTACTGGTACACCAAGCCCATCAGCCAGCGCCTGCATCAGGCGCGGCGCGGCTTCAGCGATGCTGTTGAACTCGTCACCGCGCAGCACACCGGCCCCCAGGGCTTGGGCGAACTGCTGGATACCTGAAGCGGACTCTGATGCTGAAGCGCCAGAGATGCGCATTGCCTTGGTAACTGCCTCGGTCACCTTGGCGACGTCGGTTTGGCTGCGACCGGCTTCGCGCAGAGCGGGGGTTAGGCGGGAATATAGCTGCGTGACCGACGTAATCGAGGCGCCGTTTTCATTCGCAATCCGGCGCACATCGCCTAGCGCGCGGTTGAATTCTTCCTGGGACCTCGCCGTCAGCTTCAACCGAGAATTGATCTGAGTGCTTTGGTCTGCCAGCGTCGAGTAGCTTCGAGCTGCGGCAGTAACAGCGGCAGCTGAGAAGGCGGCCTTAAAAACCCTGCCGGCTACGGCCAGTTTTTGATTGGTCTGGTCAATCTGGCGGTTGAGGTCGTCGAAGGCAGAGCGCGTGTTGTTCTTACCGTCGATGACGACCTGCGTTGCTACGTTTTTCACTGGACGGCCCCTTCTGTTTCGACGTGAAGATCCTTGAGGACTTGCGCTGCTATGAGTCGGTGCTCCCTATTGCCAGCTAGCGCTGCGAGCAAATGGGTGCGCTGCGTGGACACATCGTCTTGATCCATACCGGGAGCCCTTAGATTCAGCTCCTCAAGAGCGACGAGCAAAACCTCGTCGAGTGCTCGGTCTTCTGTACGATCGTCGATGACAAAATTCGGTTGGGGCGTACTGATTGACCGTTCTGGCTTATTAAGGCGATCAAACAGAAGTTCGCGCGCCTCATCCCACAAATCAAAGGCCAGGTCGATTAGTGCGCCGAGGTAGCGAGACATTCCCCGTCCTCCATGAGCGGGAGAGCAAGATTCAATATGCCGCGGACGAAATCTCGGTCGACCTGGCTTCCTGCTAAGGCTCGAAGCAAGCAATCGCGCTGCTTCTCCATATCCGCCAGGGCGTAACGGATAGCCCCGTCCAGCAGAAAATCATTGTTGAGATCGATGGTCATGGCGCTGTCCTCTTGGGGCGGGCGGTCGCGGTTGGCATGAGTTGCCTGGAGTAGTGCCGACCACCGCCCCGAAGGTAGGAGCGCGCCGGCTGTCGGGGTTACTACGCCACTGGCCGACTGGGCGCCTTGCAGGTTTACTCAGGGACGCAGCGCGTCGACATCAATAGCGCCGCTGGAGTCTCGTACTTTCCTCGCAGTAATCGGCGCACCACCGTCTTTCGCAGTGACGGGGATGTGCAGGTCGTCCATCGCTCGAGAATTGCGGCTAATTGCCCAATCCACGGCGATGATCTGTGCGGCCAGCTCCGACATCTCGCTTGCCATTGCGTCCCACCGTGCGCCGAGCTTGTGGCGTACGGCGAGCAGCCGGCGCTCACGGGCGCTCTCAAAGCGCTGCCTTTCAGCGGCACGCTTCTGCTCAATCGAATCGACCTGACTTTGCAGTGCTTGGAGGATGACGGCCTGCCGAGCGGTCTTGCGCTGGATCTGCTCAAGCGCTTCGGAACGACCATTTAGCGTGTCCAGGGCGGCGGCTTCTTCGGACTCACTGCCCTGCGCCATTGCGGCTGCGTAGGCCTCTGCAGCTTGGCTCTCGCTCTGTTTGGCCTCGGCGAGCTCTGCATCGGCAGCGGCTTGCAGCTTGGTCAGTTTGGCACTCGCCTTTTCATAGTCAGCATCAAGCGCCGCCAGGGCTTTGCCTGCTGCGTCCATCTCTTTCTTAGCGGCCTTGATGTCTGCGTCGGCGCTGTCTCGCGCCGCCTTCCAATTCAGCAGGTCGTCGCGCTTTACGATTTCGCGGCCGAGCCGATCAATCTCGCCTTCGGTGGCACGGAGTTCGTCGTGCATTCCACTGATGGGACGTTTGGTAGCTGTGCTGTCGTTCGCTGCGGCTTCAATGTCGCTTCGCAGGGATTCAGCGAGCGCGTGCGCTTCTTCAAGCTGATCTTCGAGGGTTAGCGCTTGGGGCTCGCTGAGCAGTTTCAGTCCGAACACGGTATGTCTCCTTGGGTCAGGCGTCTTCGATCGAGACGCTGCTGCGATTGAGTAAGAGAGCTTCAGTTAGGCGCTCGGCGCGGCTGAATGCGCTCTCCTGGGTATCGCCTTGGAGCACTGCCAGGGTCCGGCCGTCGTGCTTTAGGCGAGCGTGATACTTCGGTGCAAATCCCTTGTGGAAGGGGCTTGGCTGCGGGTCATGCGCGGTGATGGCGAGCGCGCTCATCGGGTCGCCGGGAGCAGGTCGTAGCTGCTCAGGTACGCCAGGTCGACCACGCGGATATCGACGCCAACGCCAAAGACGCGAATGTGGCCAGAGGGAAGCGTTTCAATCTGCAGGCCTCGCTGCTCGGCGAGCCGCTGTATGTCGTCGCGCTTGTTTGCGAGTTGTGCGGCTCTGGTGCTCATACGAAAAGCTCCCGGCAGCTGACAAAGGGCTTGTTCTCGCTAAGTGCGATGAGAAGGGCGCTGGCGGGAATGCTGCCCTTATCTGCCGCATCACGAATGCGTGACCAGGCTGCGGTTAGTTCGGCTCGGTTGGGGCGCACCTGGCGGCCTCTCGGCTTGTCGCTATTGCTCATAAGCTGCCTCACGTAAAGCAACAAGACATGTCGTCATTAACGTCATTTTACTCTCGATTTGGTCCTATACAAGCTTTTTACTGGTTGGATATCCAGTATTTTGCAGGTGTGCGGATTGTCGGGACGGTACTGCGATAGCGTCGGGAGGAAGAACCCGGGCGAAAAGTAGACACGTCCGATTCCTCCGGGGGAGACAACCAAGCGTTTTATGGCTAGCGTTTGGCTATCACATACAGGGAGGTAGTCAGGTGGAGATCAACGTAACGGCGGCAGAGCGATCTGTTCGGCTATTCGCGCTACCAACGGCACTCGTGCTGCTCGGGCTCGCTCTGCTGGCCTTCACAGGCGGCGCGATGGACAACCTTAGTCCGATGCTGCGGCCGATGCTTGAAACGGTGATTGTCCCCGCCAGGTGGTTTCTGGCGGGACTATCTGGCTGGGGTGCTCTCTGGTTTGCCTGGCGCTTGGTCCTCCTGTACCGATGGGAGAGCGGTGCCGATGGCGGTTGCCATCGATGCGGCGGCTTCGTCAGGCGCCTGGAGGGCCGCTGGGGGGATTACAGCAAGTGCTTGATGTGCGGTGGGACCCGGTCGGGGCATCACTAACAGCGCCTGCTGGGACGCCCGAACCTGGGATCAGAGCAAGGGTGAGGATGTCGGCTCGATCAAATGCCGCCCCTCATTGCGAACGTTGCCGACCGCCCGATCAACTGCGAACCATTCGAAGGCGTCGATCGGTAGTGCCAAGTCGCGAGCCAGCTCCTCGGCTCGTTCTAAAGACAAGTCCGGCTCGATCCATTCTCGCGCGCGGTCAGCTTCGAACACGACGGGTCGTCGATCATGGATGTCTAGCATCCCCTGGTCGCTGTCGGCAGTGATGATTACGAACCCATCGCCGTCGCGATCGATTAGGCCGGTGCGATCCAGCTGGGCGAGCGCGGCGAACCATAGCGGCGCGCCGTCTTTGCGTCGGATGTAGTAAGGCTGTTTTTTCTTCGGGTCGGACGGGTCTTTCACCCACTCGAACCACCCATCTGCCGCTACCAGTGTTCGCCCGGCGGTCCAGATTTCTCGGAAGAACCGGCTGGTTGCAGCCGTCTCGACACGCGCGTTTATGGCTGGCGGCCGTTTCCCCATCGCCCAAAATGGCTGGTAGCCCCACGGCAGGCGTGCCATCCGTAAGTCAGTGTCTGTCTCGTAGAAAATCATTACCTTCGAGCGCGGCGCGACGTTGAAGCGGTTGATTGGCTCTGGATCGATACCGCCTTCGATTGGCTTGTCGTACCGCAGTGCATCGAGGTATTCGACCGCAGTCCGGTACTGTGTAAAGCGACCGCACATATCTCCTCCAGCCTGCTATCGGATGGCTGCCTTACTTCATTGACCGCATGATGCGCTCGCGGTTTACTGTACGCATATACAGTAATCGTAGAGCAGTATCATGCGCGCCACTATCCTCGGCCAGCTTGGCCCGTCCTCAACATTCCTCCAGTACGTCGATGCTCGCGTCCCGGCGGGCTTCCCCTCTCCAGCCGCGGACTATGAGGAGGTCACGCTTTCCATTGATGAGCTAGTCGACCTGCGCACGCCGCACGTCTATCTGGTTAGGGTAGAAGGCCCAAGCATGATCGGCGCCGGGATCTACGACGGCGATGTGCTCGTGGTTAACCGGGCCCTTGAGGCGCGCGCCGGGCACATTGTCGTTGCCTACGTCGACGGCGGAATGACGGTCAAGCGACTGCAGATCACACCGGCCGGCGTCTGGTTGCAGCCTGAAAACCCGGATTACCGTGCGATCCGCGTTACCGAGTCCCTGCACGTTTGGGGCGTGGCCACTCACAATCTGCACCAGCTATGTTCGCGCTGATCGACTGCAACTCGTTCTATTGCTCCTGCGAGCGCGTCTACCGGCCGTGGCTCGATGGTGTTCCGGTCGTGGTGCTGAGCAATAACGACGGCTGCGTGATTGCCCGTACACGAGAGGCCAAACGGCTCGGCATTCCGATGGGGGCGCCATACTTCCAGTGGCGCGACCAGATGCGCGAGTGGGGTGTGGTCTGCTTCTCCAGCAACTACGAGCTCTACGGGCAGATGAGCGCCCGGGTGATGACGACGTTGGAGGGGATGTTTCCGCGAATCGAGGTGTACAGTATCGACGAGGCGTTCGCCGACCTGACAGGGATGGCGGGCGACCTGTTGACGCTGGGGTATGAGGCGCGGGAGCGAGTGCTGCGCTGGACGGGTATACCGGTTGGGGTGGGGATCGGGCCGACCAAAACGCTGGCCAAGCTAGCCAACTGGGCGGCCAAGACCTGGCGCAAGTCCGGCGGAGTGATCGACCTGCGCGAGCCGGAGCGGCGCGATCGGCTGCTGCGGATGACCGAGGTTAGCGAAGTGTGGGGCGTTGGCCGGCGGCTAACTGCTCGCCTGCTACCGCTGGGCATCCAAACGGCCTGGGACCTGGCGCAGTACGACGCGGCATCGCTACGCCGGCAGTTCAGCGTGGTGCTGGAGAAAACAGCGCGGGAGCTGCGTGGGGTTTCATGCCTCGAACTGGAGGAGGCGGTACCGCCCCGGCAGATGATTTGCTCCTCGAAGATGTTCGGAAGCCGCCTGCGCGACGTCGCGCCGATACGTGAGGCGGTCGTGGCCTACGTCACCAAGGCCGCAGAGAAACTCCGCGCACAGAATAGCCTGGCCGGTGCGCTACAGGTGGCCATCCGCACCGGTATGCACAACCCCAACCAGCCGCGCTACGCCAACGCAATCAGCTGCCCTCTGCCATATCCCACCGATGACACCCGAGTCCTCGCCGCTGCGGCGGTGCGCGGGTTGGAGGCGATTTTTAGGCCTGGCTACGCCTACAGCAAGGCGGAGGTACTGCTGCTGGATCTGCGGCAGCGCGGCGAATTCACTGGCGACCTGTTCGCGGAAGCACCTCGACCTGGCGCCGATCGGCTGATGGATGTTGTCGACCGAATCAACGCGCGTGAGGGTAGAGGCACGGTTCGTCTCGGTCGCATTCCCGCAAAGACAGATTGGTCAATGAAGCGAGAGCTGATGAGCCAGCGGTATACGACGAGGTGGGACGAGTTGATGGTGGTGCGGTAGGGAATACTGCCGATATAGAAAGCCCCGCTAGATATGGGGCTTGGGGTTACTGCTCAGCGGCGGCTCTACTTGACAAGTTGATCACGATGAAACTTATCAAAACTATCAACCCTAAGCTGTTGATTGCCAAACCCATGGATGCTCTCAGCCATACTGCCGACGTGCCTTGAGCGCTGCTTATCAAAGCCGTGGCAAAACACATGGTGAGCGTAAATATCGTCCATAGGTAGATCGACAAGAAAACGCTTAGATACTGCTTCCTCTTATATCTAGCAAAAGTTTTGCTGCCGCCCATAGCGAACATGATCGTCACGAACGCAGCGAGCATTCCAAGTAATGTGAAGGAAAAGGAGGCCAGTATCCCAGCAATAGATGTTTTGCTTTCACTTATTCCCAGAATCATCCCCGGATACTTCTGGCTTAGCCAGTAGTAGCCCAGGTATACGATCGGCCCAGGCGTCGACATTGCTAAGGCTATGAACAGAGACATCGTCCAGCGGCGTGACGGTTTCATTTGCTGCGACACCCTTCAGTTTGCTCTGTAGGACAGCATTACTCGAAATTTTCGAGGTAATTTTATCGTAAATTCGTTTCTTATCCTCAATATTCACTTGGTCAGAAATGGACCCGCTCGACTCTATGTAAAGGTCCAGCATACGATCAGCGTCTTGCAGCTTACCTCGTAAATTCGCTTTGCGCACACCGCCACGAGAAAGCGCGGCCGTCACGATTCCTTTGATTGACTGCCCTGGCTTGGGGCGAAAAGTTATCTCTACGCCTTCCAGTGATGTGAAATCGCTGACGTCCTTTCCCCCGACACCGAGAAGGTCCTTCAGGAAGCTGGGTTCCGCCTCCATAACGACCGTTGATCGGGCTATGTGAGTGGCGGCTGTGACCTCGGTTAGCGAACTTTGCGTAAGAAGCGGCTCGAACGAGAGTGAATAGCCATCAAGCTTCAGCCTATCGAACAGCTCATTCACAAATCGGAAAAAGGCGGGGTATCGAGGGGCTAAGCTAGGAGCACAATATGCGATGTGCTGCTCCGCAACATAGACATACGCCGCGATGCCTAGTGCATCATTCTCGCCAAGCAGTGCCTCTAGATCCTTAAGTTCGTGTTTTTCAGTATCGATCTGCTCAATTAATTTAGAGTTGTTTGTTTGGATAAATAAAAACAACTGATCAGTTTGATGCAAGAGCAGAACCCGGTCGGCTCCGTTCATAAAACTGTTTCTGAATTTAGGATCAGGTATTGAGCAGAACGCTTTCAGCATCGGTGCGAGGTTCAGCCAATGCATCGAGTCGTTCTGTATATCTATAACTCTGTAAGTCAAATAGTTGAGACGCATATGAACTCTTCTTACTTCGTGCTGGGTATGAGAAGTACGCCGGCAGTAAATGAGCGGAGATACCGATTGCCTGATTCCCCCGATTAATACATTGACGGCGGAGATTCTGCCCTGGTTTGTTCTGTCGCTCAGTGCGCGATGAGCCGCAAAGCCTGACATCGCTCCGCGTCTATGACTATCACGCCTCTTCCAGTTCGCTCCGCAGTATCTGCAGATCTAGCGGAGCTTCGATCGCGATCTGAGCCTTGCCGCCCTTGATCTCCTTGACCGTAACGGTGATGCCGTTCAGTAAGAGCTCAGCGAGGAGATGCTCGGCATTCGTGCCTGGCTGAACGCGCAGGGTGATCTTTTCGCCTTCCAGGCGAGAAATTTCTACGGAACTCATGGTTCTCCTAGGTTCGCGACGTTGTGAAGGTGTTGCCCCTAGCCGATCTTCTTCGGCTTGCCTTCCGTTTCCATTAGCTCCGCAAACTTCTTCCAGCTCAGTCGGTGTTTATTGACGCTGTGGCCTGCAGGCACCCACTCAATGTTCCCCTTGCTAATCAAGATGCGCCCGAGCATTGAACCATCGGCCTTCACCTCTACCTCTACGTCTTTGTTAAGCACAATTTTCTGATGCAGTGTGACGCCTACTTCGTGAGCCATCTGGGCTTCCTTGCGGGTGTGTTCTATGGGGTAGGGGGTGTGTACCAATGCAGCCGGCCTGAATTGGCGCCAGGCCGGGTGCTGGAGGGCGCTCAGCAGGCATAGCTTTTGGCCGTGTCCTTCAAAATGTCCGCGAACTCGAAAATATCGTCGAGCGCGTCGATCGGATGGCGGGTCTCATTCTTCTCCGCGTCGAAAGTGCCGAGGTACTTCTGCTGACGGTTGAAGTGCAGCCGGGCCAGTGGCTTGCGATTGTTGTCATCGAGCAGCACGCCGAAATAGCTTTGCGTGTCGCGGGCAGCTATGCGCTTGACGTCGACTTCCGACCGCACGATTGCCTTGATGATGTTGAAGCCCTCGATTTCTTCAACCGTGGTTTCGATCTTGGTCTTCTCAGCATCACTATCGGTCGAGTTGTCGGCCGGCTCTTGTGTCTCAGGTGATACCTGAGCAGGGATCACAGGTCTTACGGCACCGGTCATCGCTGACTTCAGGCGCTCATTGATCTGATCCCCGAGAAACTGCGCCGTGGCTTTGCGAGTGAGCTGTGCGAACTGCTCGCGCACCTTCTGAGTGATGACGCCGTCATAAACCCGAGAAGCCACGAGTCGGACGAAGTCGTCGTCGGGGTCGCTGAACTGGGCGGCGAGGACACGCTTAATCTGCCCTACATACTTCAGCTCGCCCGCGGCACTGATGATCGAGTCGACATCAAACGCGCTCTTGGTCAGCTTCTGCAGCTCCGGCACGACGTGGTCATCAATGTCGAGAAGGTCGAATTCGAGGAACGGCTTTTCGTCCATCTTGTTCGGGGCGTCCAGGTCAGTGAAGAAGCGGTAGACCTGGCCATTGGTGAGGATCGAGATTCTGGCTGTCGTAACGTGGAAGTAGCGGAAGAGCTGGCTGGCGTGGTTGATATTTAGTGGCTCGCCGATCTTCTTGCTTTCGATCAGGATCTGGATTTGCCCATCCTTGAGGATGGCGTAGTCGATCTTCTCGCCTTTCTTGGTTCCGACGTCACAAACGAACTCGGGAACCACTTCCGTAGGATCGAAGACGTCGTAGCCGAGCACGCTCTGAATGAAGGGCATGACAAAGGCGTTCTTGGTGGCTTCTTCGGTTTGAATGACCGACTTTTGCTGACGGATCTTCGCAGCCAGACTGGCCAGTTTCTCTTGAAACTCCATAACCCCTCCTTGATACCGCTGTTGGCTATCCTTTGATTCGATTCTGCCATCAGGGGCGAGCAGTTGCGATAGGCAAGAAGTCGCGGTAATCGGTCGCCGGGCGACCAGACGCCAGACTTGGCGTTTGGGTGTAGCGGTAGATGTGGCTCGGAGACACATCTAAAGGTGACGAAATCCCACAATTTAATCCCTCACATTCGAGGGTTTTAGCCGGTGCCGGTGGGGCTGCCGTACATACCCGTAAACACGGGAATCTTCCGGAATTGGCCAGCGGCAGCCTGGCGGCGGTAAATACCCGGAATCGGGGGTATTTGATCGGCAGCGCGGCGAGTGAGACGTTTTGGTCTCAGTGAGATATCCCCAGAACTGGGGGTATCCCCCTGCCTTGATAGCGGGAAACCGTCGATCTGGTCCGAGTCGGACAGGTTGGTCTGTCTCGCCGTCCAGTGTGTTGATTCCTACACAGTGGCGCGGCGGCTCCATCGTGGCGCTTTCGCCACTCTGGCACCGCTTACATGTGATCATGGCTCACCTGATCCGCGTGGCCTCACCTCTTTTTGGAAAGGAAGCGAGCCGACCTTCTGCTCTCCGCCAGGGGTGGAAACAGTTTTTCCACCCTCAGGATTCCTCGCCTCCCAAATCTCCTTCCGGCGCTTGATGGCATAGGCACGCTGCGCCGGGATGCATCCAATTCTGGACGCATTAAAAACCCCGCTCGGTGGCGGGGTCTGGTGGGTCAGTGAATGCGCCGCGTATCGAGCGAGGCCAGATCCTCGTCGTTGAGCACGCCCGCAGCGAACAGGCCCTGCAGGAATCCCGACAGCATCTTGGTATCCAGCTCGCCCCGGTCGGCGTCGGCTTGGTACAGCTCCAGCGCGGCGACCGCTCCGTCACAGTGGGCGACCATGGACGCGATTTTGGCGAACAGTGAGCGTTCTCCCGGCTTCATGGCTCGTAGCGCTCCAGCAGCTTGCCCAGGCGCTTGGTGATCCCATCCAGGGCGATGGACCGTTTCGGGTCCATCTCGCCGTCACGGAGCTGGCAGAGGTCGGAGAAGATGCCGAGCAGCATCGCCTGGCCGAATTCATCGATGCGCGCGCCTTGGTCGGTGATGATCCCGGTGTCGGGGTCGATTGGTACGATGTTGGTCATGCTTCCTCTCTTGCCCCTCTCAGCCTGATCGGCTGCTATGAGCTGGTAAACTTATAAGGGTCTTCAATTTTTGAAGCTACAAACCCCCCAATAGGGCCGATTACGCTTCAATTTTTGAAGTCTTCCTGCTGGCGGAAAAAACAACCGGACAAAACGGGAATAGAAGGCTTCATTTTTTGAGGGTGCGTCCCTCAATTTTTGAAGCTGGTAAAAATCTAAATTGGCAGATCCCGAACCGCGAGGCTTCGAAGGCCGCTTGCGGTTGCAGCAACTTCAAGATTTTTTCCAGGGCATTCGTCTATAGGCACCCAAGTCAGGCCGTAGAGCGCTGGCCTTGCCCCGTCTCTGCCTTTGTAGTGGGTGCGGGTCTTTACGATGAGTTCGCGCTCTTGCAGCTCTTTCAGCGCACGCGACAGGGTGCCTTCGGCCATACCGCCCCACGCTTCCATCATCGTATGGGTCGCGGCCAAGTTTCCGTTGTTCCGGCCGTTGTATTGGTAGCCAAGGACCATCAGCACCTTCAGCGCCGACGGAGAAAGCTCTCGGTAGTCCGGGTGGGCCATAAGTGCTTTGGGCTGGACGAACGCGCCCATTGCGCCCCAATCGACCTTGGGCGCCTTCTTCTTCGCCATCAGTGAACTCCAGCAGAGCTGGCGAGTTTCCCCGCCAGCGTTATGGCCGCTGGGCCGCGGCTTCTTGCATCAGGACGTATTGCCCCACGCGGTGCGGTGGTCGCCCTGCTTCGGTGGCCTGATAGGCCCATTGCGTGCGGATATCAAAGCCACGACGACGCAGACGGCGGACCGTTGACGGCGGGTGGACGATATCCAGGTCGTTGGCGGCCTCGATGGTGGTCACTGGTCGAATTCTCAGTGCTTCCAACAGTCGGCGGTCTTGCTCAATTGCGGAGTGTGCTGGCATAGTTCAGTCCTCACTTGGTGCCTTGCCAATGTGTTTGCCCTGGCGGTGTTGCAGCACCGCTTCGGGTTTCCTCTTAGCTTCCGTTCTCATGTTCAATCGTCCTTTCCCGTTGCCTTGCGGCGATTCAGTTCGTGCTCGGCGCCATTTGCTGCGTCCACGAGCCGGCCGGACAGTGTGCCAAGCGACTTGATCAGCCAGCCGATATTGCGGGCGGTGTCGTTGGATATCTCGCCAGCGTCGGCGGTCCAGGCCAGCAGCTCACCGATAGCGGAAATGCCGTGGGCCACTGTCATGGCTTCGCATTCGGCGGTGCGCTCGATGGCGTCCAGATCATCGGTGGGTAGGTGGCTCATGCGCGACGGGTCGGGCAGCAGGTGACTCCAGCAAACGGGCTTCATTGCAGACCCTCCACGCGCTTGATGCGCTCGGCTTCGCTGTTCATGTGGCTGTTCAGATCGTCGGCCAGGTATTGCCCCAGGTTGGCGAGGTCCAGCGCGTTTGTGCCGTTCTGGTGCTTGCAGTCGAGCTGAATCGCTCGGGTAACAGCGCTCAGCCACTTGGCATACTCATGCGCCAAGGTGGCGAGGTCGTATGCGTCGAGTGCGGTCACTTTCTCAGTCATTGCGGTGTTCATTTCGCTAGCTCCAGTCGAGAGGCGCCGATGTGGCGCAGGTATTCGAGGTCAATCAGTCGGGTGTTGGTTGGAAGTGCCAGCCACCCGATGACTTTGCCGCTGCGGTCGATTAGATGGAAGGCCCGTTCCAGGGCCTCAAAACGGGCGCTCATCGTGCGTTCTCCTTCGCCATACGGTTCAGCCAGGCGCGCAGTTCCTCCACGAGGATCAGGCGGCGCTTGCCTGCCTTGAACGACACGAGGTCGCCGCGGGCAATGGCTTCGTAGACAGCGGAACGGGTGGTGCCGGATGCGCGGGCGGCTTCTTCGGGGCCTACGGCGAGGGGTTGCAGGGTTGCGGCTTGGTGCATTTCGGTTCTCCTCTAGCCGGGTATGAGGGGCTAGTGGTGCTGATCCTAGAACGCGAATACGGTTTATGCAAGCATGTGCGTTACGAAACTCAGTGGGACGTTGACAGCAAACGCGTTCGCGACCAGTCTTTGCATTCAAAGGAGAGCTATATGGCAAGACCAAAGAAAACGGCTGATCAAAGCCCTACCGTGAGTGTTTCGTTGCGGATCGATCCACGGATTAAGTACGGCATTGATCTCGCGGCCAGGATTCAGAAACGCACGGTAACAGGTGTGGTTGAATGGGCTGTGGAGCGCGCCTTGGCGGACGTGCATATGCCGCCTGACGTCTTTCGAGAGCACCAAGTGCCGGATGCGCCGACGGATTTGGCGTCACATTTGGACGATATGTTGTGGTCGACTAACGAGGGTGTGCGACTAGTTCTGCTCGCGTCCCGCTTTCCGTCCCTGCTGACATACGATGAAACGCTCATCTGGGAGACGGTGAAGCTATCTCCTCCATTTTGGCGAGTACTGCCGGCGTCGCCTGAGGAGTGCACTCCTTGGGAAAATGCTCGGCTAGACGTTATCGCTGAGCATTGGGATAAGGTGCTGAAGCTAGTGGCGGAGCGAAAAGAACTCTCCGCTATCAGTTACCGGGATATCGGCCTATCCGAGAGTTACGGATCTGCGATGGAAAGCATTGCTAGCTTTACGGCCAGGGTGAAGGAAATGTCCGACAAACTAGTGTTGGCGAGGCAGAAGGGGGAGTCGATGCTTAACGAGGAGGACCGGCGCCGGCATCTTGCATGGGTTGAGTCAATGCAAAAGACCTTCGATGAGCTGTTTGGCGACATCGAAGACACTAAATAAGCTCCACCGCGGCCGCCTTGCTGTCCGGTGCGAGGTGGGCATAGCGGAGCGTCATCTTGATATCCGCGTGTCCCAGCAGATCCCGCACCGTGTTCAGCGGCACGCCAGCCATAACGAGCCGTGACGCGAAGTCGTGACGCATATCGTGCCAGCGGAACCCGACAATCCCCGCGCTCTTCAGCAGCTCTAGCCAGGCGGTTTTCACGTCCGTCATGGGCTTGCCGTCCTCGCCGGGGAAGATGAAGCCGGTGCCGCTCGCTTGGTCCTTCCATCCTTGCAGCGTGGCCAGCGCCTCGGTATTGAGCGGAATGTGTCGGGTCTCGCCGGTCTTGCTGCCGTCGCCGGCAATGGTCAGCGTCTTGGCCGGCAGGTTCAGATCTACCCAGCGCAGGCCGAACAGCTCGCCGCGCCTCATGCCGGTATTGAGCGATAGCAGAACCATCGGCTTCAGGTGATCGGCGAAGGCGAGGGCGCGAAGGTCCGGCAAAGGCTCCCGGTTGCGTTTTGAGCGCCATTCGTTCGCGCTGTCACGCTCTGCCCTGATTCGTTCCTCGCGTGCGTCTAGCGCGTCCCTGAGCGCCTTGGCTTCGTCCTTTGACAGGTAGCGGATGCGGCCAATCGCATCGACCTTCAGTTGCTTGACCTTCTCCAGAGGGGAAGCGGGCAGGTAATCCCATTCGACGGCTCGGCTGAATACGCCGCTGATGCTGCCCATCTTGCGGTTCGCGGTGGACGGCTTGTTGCCGCCGTTGAGCCAGGCGGTGCGGATCTGCTCAAGGTCGCGCCCGGTGATCTCGTTGAGGCGGCGATGCATGATCGGCTCGAAACTAGTATCGAGCGTGTGCAGCGTCTTCTCGTGGCCTTTGTGGTGGGCCTTGAACCACGGCATATAGTGGTCATCGATGAAGCTGCGCAGGGTAGGGAGGCCGGCACCCTTTCGTCCCTGAGATACGGCCAGCGGCTCGCCGTGCTTGCGAGCTTCGTTGAGGTACAGCAGAGCCTCTTCCTGAGCCTGAGCGAGCGTCAGGATGCCGACCCGGCCCAATGTCTTCTTGCGACCACGCGCCCAGGTCACGACATAGGACTTCGCACCGGCAGCCGTCACGCGCACGAACAGGCCGGGCACGGTGGTATCGTGGACTTCGTATTCCTTGCCGGTGACTTCCAGGCTATTCAGTCGGCGCGCCGTCAGTTTCTCTCGCAC